GATAAAGAAGTGTATAATGATGGTGTTGGTGAAAATTTTGAGAAGCGTATTAACTTTTCTCTGTACAAAGACATTGTCCACGAACCAGTTTGTGAACACTTGTTCCTTGGTACGAACAGAGAATACTATGATACGGTTCTTGGACAGTATGAAAATTATGCAGATCCAGCAGTGATTGTATATGAGAATCAGAAGGGACTAGAAGTATTCAGACATGATTTGAAACACATCTACGTTCCAGTTGACAACCTGTGTGGTCTGTTCGAGAAGTATGTTTACACCAAGACTGCATTTGATCCAGCGCCAAGACTTTTGCAAGAATGCAAGTACTATGGCAAGGAACTGATCTACGCAAGAGATCCGTCTATGGTAGACGGTGGTAGTGTCTATTATAAACGTGATCTGAAAGAACCAGATCTTACAGCGGTGTTTAACGCCATTGATATATTGAAGAGGAAGTAAAAAATGAGTATCTCATATGATGCATGGGATCGTGAGTGGAAAGCCAATGAAGTCGCATACTACGGTCTACTTGATAAAGCAATGCAAAAACCATATGATGGTAGTGTTGAGTTTTTGGAACAGAACATTGAGATGTTCACTGGACGTTACTATGCGGTAGGTGTTGCCAATGCAACTGATGCGTTATACTTTGCACTCGTGTCAAAAGGTATTGGACAGGGTGATGAAGTTATTGTAACTAACTTCTCATGGATATCTTCTGGTACTTGCGTAACACGTTGTGGTGCAACGCCTGTGTTCTGTGACATCGATTTGGATACTTATCACCTATCTTTTGAATCTGTGAAACGTATGGTTTCTCCAAAAACCAAAGCACTGATCTGGACACATCTGTTTGGTTCAATGTCAGACACTCGTGAAGTTGAGGAATGGTGCAGAGACAAAGGTATTCTCTTTGTAGAAGATGCAGCGCAGTCTGTTGGTTCATCTTTGGATGGTCGTAAAGCAGGCAATATCGGTGACTGTAGTGTATTCAGTTTCAATTCAAATAAAGTTATCGCAGGTATCGCAGGCGGTGGGATGTTCTTGACAAATGATAAAGATCAGGCAAATGCCGTTATGTCTCTACGTAGACATGGTAAAGTCGGTGAGTCATTTGATACTGAACACGGTGTAAACTCCAAACTGTATGTACCAAACGCAGAGGTTATCGCCCATCGTCTTAAGTTCATGACGGTATGGCAGAGTAAACGTCAAGAGATTGCAAAACTATATGACGCTGCATTCAAAAAGATGCCGATAGAAATACAGAAACAAAAACCTCGTTCTGTTCTCCAACACAACTACCACAAGTACGTTGTACGTTTTGAGGATCGGGAGACTCGTGACTTTATTAAGAAGTCTATAAAACAAACAGGGAAGTTCAAACCATCTGTTCACTACGGTTGTCCACTTTCAGATCATGGTTGTTTTGATAACATAAACTTTCGTAAAGATGACACGCCTAATTCCAAGACCGCATCACAGACGATAATGTCACTACCTATCCATCCTTTCCTTACAGACGATGAGATAAATACCGTTATAGAATCAATCGTGGGAATATTATAGTATGAGTTCAGAAAAATTTGGATTTGGTATCGACTTCTATTTGACAAAGTCGTGTAACAAATCTTGCCATTATTGTACTGCATGGACAACTGAGATGAGAAATCTCGACATTGACATGGAGTTCGCAGCCCCTCTTCTTAAATGGTTATCACCATACAAAGCAAGAATCAATCTTCTTGGTGGAGAACCTGCACTTACAAACAACTTAGATGAGATGATTGCAGAGATTAAGAAGTATCCTAATCTCACACCAGTTGTATTGTCTAACAGTTTGATCAGAAAATTTTACCCTCACATCTTAGAAGATCCAGCCGTCCACTATGTGGAACATTTGGTATTGGACTTCTATGAAGATCGTATTGAGAAGTTGGGCAACTATGACTTCCTAGAGGAAAACGAAAATAATAATTACAATGTGATTATCATGACTCCTAACTTCGAATTGTATAAGAAGAAGCATGGACTCATGGAACTGCATCACAAGAATACCTTGTTTAAAGAGTATAACTCAAGATCGCCCACTTACTCTACATTTGATCAGGAACCAGAGATGGTGAGACGTTTGTGTTCTCTCTTCCCTCGTGTTCCAGTAATTGATTTTGAAATGAAAAAAATCCGACACTGTAGTAAAAAAGTTATCAACGGTTCTCGTCACTTTGATGTGACACAGGAGAACATTGATAAGATGATGAACTTCGATCTATTTGAATTCGAAAAGTACTGTCAAATGTGTACAGAGAAACTGTCTCGCAGAGGTAGTAAGATCGAAGCAGTGATGATGGATAAAATACTTGATAGGATGACAACAGCATAATGGCACAGATCTTTGCCCAACCCCTAAACTTACATGATCATAACACATTCGACGGAAAGACACACATACAGTACGAGAGATACCCTGTATCATATCGTCGTAAACACTGTCACTGGCGGATAAAATATAACGAGAAGAATCCAGAACATCTCAGAATGTTGGATCAACAAATTCCTTTTCAAGACATGTATAATGAATTGTTTGATCAAAACGCTGACTCTGAAACTATCCTCGCAATGAACCACACACTGAATGGTCTGAAACTGTACGGTGCGGATAGGTTTATTGAGAAGTTCGATGAATTTGGTAAAGATACCATTGGGTTCAGACCAAAAAACTTGTGGGACTATCAGGCACAAGGTAATGTGTATTACACTGATCACCACCTCGCCCATGCAGCGCACACGTTCTTGTCTTCTGGTTACGAAGAGTCGGATATTTTTATCATCGATGGCGGTGGTAATATGTTCCGTTCTATCTTCGTTGACTCTAAAAAACAAGAAGTCGTTGATCTAAGTGATCATCTACCATTGGGCTGGTTGTGGAATGTCATGACAAAAATTGGAGACTTTGGTGTACTTCAAGAAGGTAAACTTATGGGACTCGTGGGGTACGGTAAGTTCGACATTCGTTGGTATGAGATATTCCATCTTATGTTTGAAGAGTTCTGGAATCAGTCAGGTAAGTATTGGCCAGATCATCCATACTTCGAATCCTTCATGAAGAATGATAGTTGGAAAGTTGACATGGCTCATACTCTACAACAGTTTACCTTAGACAAGATTGAAGAGATTGTATTACCATTGAAGACATCTAACAACCTATGTGTTGCAGGGGGTGTTGCATACAACGGTTATATGAATGAGATGTTAACCAAACACTGGGATAACGTTTATGTACCTTGTGCGCCTGGCGATGAGGGACAATCTATTGGTCTGTACATGCACGCTAACTATGTTCTCAATGGAGAGGTAGACATCCCACCAATTTATATGGGGGATGAGTATGAAGTCGATCCACAGATCTTTGAAGGTTTGTCTGCAGAAGAGATGGACTTTGATGACATCTGTTTAGTCGTTGCAAAAGAGATTGCGAATGGTGCAACAGTTGGTTGGCACCAAGGACGTGCGGAGAGTGGTAATCGTGCACTGGGTAATCGTAGTATTCTTGCAGATCCACGTGATGCTAGAATCAAAGACATTATCAATGGACGTATCAAGATGCGTGAAGACTTCCGTCCGTTTGCACCTAGTGTTCTGGTTGAACATTATCAAGACTATTTTGATACAAACCAACCAAGTCCATTCATGTCACGTATCATGCCTGTCAAGGAAGATAAGAAAGAGGTAATCCCTGGCGTCACTCACGTCGATGGAACCGCTCGTATCCAGACTGTTGATAAAGAGACTAATGAGAGATACTACAAAGTTATCGATGCATTCTATAAAGAGACAGGTGTTCCTATGCTTGTTAACACTAGTTTCAATTGCCAAGAACCTGTGGTGGAGACACCGAAGAATGCAGTGGATACATTCAAGAGAACAGGACTTGATATTCTTGTGGTAGGGAATTGGTTAGTTAGAAAATGGAAAAAATAAACTTATATAATAACACCATAGATCTTGACTATATGCGAACGTTAGTCAAATTTGGAGAAAGGTTTCCAGATCGTCAAAGTGATATCTGGGACTCTGTTTCTGCAAATCAGTTTGTTTCTAAAAAAGAACTGTTGACAACCATACTAGAAAGTGGTATATTAACAGAGAAACTAACGGTAATAGTTATTGGATCTTGGTATGGATCTATCATCGTTCCTGTAATTGCGCCTTTGGTGAAGAAAGTAGTCTTGTTTGATATTGACGAACAGACAACACATATGGCGTCAAACCTACACGATTATGATAACTGTGTTTACAGTACAGTGGACGTTACAAAATATAAGTCTGGAGAATTCGACACCGACAATCTGTTAATTATAAACACATCGTGTGAACATATGCAATCTATGTGTGATGTATTGGCACTTCAAAAATGCCCTTGGAATCACAAAAGAACGCACTTTGCGTTTCAATCAAATAACATGTACGGTATCGAAGGACATGTGAACTGTAAAGACACAATAGATGATTTTAAGAAAGAACTGCCACTTCGTCATCTAATTTTAAAACAACAAGGAATAACTGAAGAACGTGGCACCAGATATTTCTTATTCGGCATGTTACCGCCCAATCAATCGATGAGATCAAATGGATCACGTCAGTTGAATTTGAGGCAGAGAACAGAGCAAGGGGTTAAAAGAAAATGAGTAATTTAAAAGAACTTACGTGGGAACATCATGAGAAGGCTGAGACATCTCAGTTCGCAACAACACTGATGAGTGGTGATATTACACCAAAAGAGTATCAGGAGTATTTGTTCAATCAGATGGTTTGTTATGGTGCACTTGAAGGTGCGGTAGATCTACCAGAAGAATACAAACGTGTGTTTCGTGCAAACGCAATCTTCGAAGACATGCATGAACTGATGAAAGAATTCAATCTTCAACCGATTGAAACTGCACTAGAAACAACTGTAGAATACGTGAACTATATTGAGAGCATTAAGAATGACAACCATCGTCTTCTTGCACACTTGTATGTACGTCATTTTGGTGACTTGCATGGTGGTCAGATGATCTCAAAGAAAGTGCCAGGCAGTGGTAAGTATTATCAGTTCGAAGATAGATATGAACTAATCAAAGGGATGCGTACATTACTTGATGATTCGATGGCAGACGAAGCAAGAATTTGTTTTGATTTTGCATTTCGATCTTTCGAGGAAATGAGCACAGATGAGTGAGCACGCTGATAAGTTAAAAGGATTCGCATTTTTTCTCGAAACACAATTCGATAAATACCTCAACCAATGGGATAATAAAAAACACTTCCAACACCTTCATGGGTGGCAAGATGATTTTTGGAATAGTGATCTCGTTGAAAAATGTCATCTTAAAACGATTGACTTGTTAGAAGAACGTAAACTATGGTTACTACATCTTAATATATTTCCACGGCCAGGCTGGGACATCCCTATCCTTGGTTGTGATATTGTTGCAGGCCCTAATAAGATTAGTGGTGCGTTCTTTGATTTTTCTCCAGTTGTCCATGATGATCACGAAATGTGTAAACACTTCAATGATCAGACACAAAAGTTTACTTGGAAGAAACCACGTGAACTGCCTCCTTGGGCAAAGGAGATCTTCAGTGACCACATGATGGCAATCGGAAACGTGCGTGGTGAGGAAACAGATAACTTCCTTCTTGCCATTTCCCAATTAATATGTTATTATCTAAAGAACATGGAAGATAAAGCAGTGCAGGTAGATTTCTCTACACGAGAGATCCTCAACAAGTATTGTATTAATCAGAAGAAGAATGATCAGTTGCACAACAGTATACGTGCAATGGGTATCAGTGACGAAGCAAAAGACTACTATGTAAACAACGTATTATTTGAAGAGATCAATGACTAAAACTTTACTTACTCTTGGGGATAGTTGGACAGACAGTGAATATCCTGGCTATGCACCCAACGGTGTAGTAACTTGGGCTGAACAAGTAATAGAAAATATGGAAGGTTGGAAACTCGTCAACCTTGCAAAAGAAGCATCTGGTAATGAAAAAATTATGAAGATTGGTGTAGACTATCTTCGTGACAATACACCAGATGCAATCTGCGTGTTGTGGTCAGAACAACATAGAGAGGATTTCTACAATCGTCATAACTTGATGCCTATCTCTGCACTGTATAATAAATTGTGTGATCCGAAGACTACAGAGATATACAACGTTCAGGCGGTTTATGATTCTCTTGTGAATACAAACTTACACTTAAATGTGCCTAGAGAATATTTTAGAAACCTCTACATTCTTCAAAGTTTTGCAGACATGAAGGGTATACCGATATATCACGGACAGGGTACTAAGTTGTGGTCGAAATGGATCTACAATAAGATGGGCAAGAAAGTTGGAAACCGATTGTGGCGAGAATGGTTAACTGCATTCATAGAGTGTGAGTACTTTGAGATGTTTGATAAAGATCCCAAAAACTTTGTGGGATGGCCTATGCAAATTGGTATTACCAGTAAGGGGTTTTCTTTCACCGAAAGGTTTGATGGTAGACACAGAATATCTGGTGATGATCCACACCCTAATACAAAGGGACATGAAATGATTGCTTATGAGTTCTTGAAGAAACTAAAGGCAAAGGAAACAATCGTCAATGCCTAAACTTCTTGCAGTAGGATGCAGTTGGACAGATCAGAACTACAACACTCCAGTTAACGACGAACATGGTATAAAGACATGGCCGACACTTCTTGGTGAGTCCTTGGGGTACGAAACCATTAACATGGGCATATCTGGTTCTGGTAACAACAGTATTATGAAACAGGCAATCAATGGTATCCACAGAGAGAATCCCGATTTGATCTGTGTCTTGTGGTCGAACCAAGGCAGAATTGATCTATGGAACTTCGAACACCTCTTGCCATTCAATCTATTTTTTGGTAATATACAGAATATAGAAAGGTGGTCATCGTTAACTCAAAAGTTTGCGGCCACGATGGTAAGGAGACTTATACACGATGAGGAAGATTTAAATGTTATTGACGAGTTCTTTAGAAATATGTTTATTCTTAATGACATTGCAACTCATAGGAACATACCGATATACTTTGGTACGGCTATAAAAATATGGCCTCACACTCATTATAAGGTTCAAAGCAAGAACGTTGATGAGGTTAAACGATATAAAAGATTCATGAAAGAGTGGATTAGAAACTCCTACTTTAATGAGTTCGATAAGAAAAAGTATAAAGAAAAATTTATCGGGTGGCCGTGGTTAGAAGAAGCGGGTGGTTTTACGATGGAAGAATTGTTGAAGGATAAAGATCGAAATCCGATACATCGTATCTCAGAAGAAGATAGTCACCCCAATACAAAAGGACATGAGGTAATCGCAAATGAGTTTCTTAAGAAGATTAAAATATAAAATCCGAATTTTTTTCGCAAGATGGGATAAAGATGAGGAACCAGAAACATTCATCTATGAAGAGGAAGATACAGGCAAATGAATACAACTGTGGTGTCACTAACACCAGAAAAAATACATCACGCTATTGCAGAACAAATCGCAAGAGGCGTACCATACATTGACGCATTGATTACTTACGCAGAAAAGAACAATCTGGAAATAGAATCTGTGGCTGATGTGATTAAAAAGTCCTCTATTCTGAAGGAAAAGATTCGCAGAGAGGCAACTGAACTTAGAATGGTAAAGAAACCCGAAGAAGAACAGCTTGATGTAACAACATTATGTGATTGATATGGCCAACTTGGAACCTCTAGGACTTCGATCATCAGAAGATCCTATTGAAAATATTAAAACAGTACTTGACAACTATGACCATATTGGTATATGGTTGAGTGGTGGTGCAGACTCAGCGTTGGGTTTGTATTTACTTCAGATGTATAATACGAATACAACTATCTTGCCTTTGCATGGTATGGACATTCGTAGATGGAGAGATGGTCAAACAAAACTTTCTGAGGGTGCAACTGAAGACATCATAAAGGTGATAAGGAAAAGACAACCAGAAAAGTCTCATCTACTTCACGATATGTATTGTTTTGATTATGAAAAAGAGGACTGGGAGACTAAGGCAAAATATCACCAACCAGTTGAAGATGGGTTACGTGCAGATGGGACAATACAAGTCGCACTTAATTTTGTGACAAAGAACCCTCCAATCCAACTCCATAATCAACAAGAACCACGTAGAGATAATAAGAAAGCAAAGGTTCGGAGACCTTTCGCTCGACGTGATAAAAAATGGGTTGCAAGTTTGTATGAAGAATATGACTTGATGAAAGACCTATTCCCACTAACTGTATCTTGCATTTCGCCATGGGATGAACCATGCAAACAATGTTTCTGGTGCAAGGAAAAGAAGTGGGCTTTTGGAATGTATGATGGTGGAATTAAAAATGATCGAATTACCAAAATATATAAACGACGAGTCGTATAAGGTATACGTAACATACCTTGCAATGAAGAGACATTTCACTTCACCAAAGTACGATTATCATAAATATAATGGTAGAGTAAGTGCATCGTTTGACTCTTTTAAGAAGCGAACGGATGCATATTATTTTGCAAAACTGTCAAAGAATGATGACTATGAGAACGTCCTTCTCGCACACATGATCAAGAATCCAAACACTTGGATACGAGACGTTGTCGAGGATGACTACATTTACTTTGACTGGAAGAAAAAGATAGATGCGCTTGGCTATACCTTCAAGTCTGAACTCAAAAATTTAGACGACGACTGGAAGACAAATTTCATATCGCATGGTGGACAACACCCTTTGATTTTGACGTTGCGTTTGCAACAGAAGATCTCCTTGGAGACGTTTACCATATTGACCCATGTCGCAAATATTTTTGATTATTGGGAGCAGAATTTGCTTGACAAATACGTGGCTTCTGATATAATACAACAATCAAGAAAGTACTTTCCCTTCTTGATGTTGGATGTGAAACGATTCAAGACTATGGTCAAGGATCACTTTGACATATAACACAACGCAAATACAACGTAATACAACGCTATAAAGGAGAATAATTATGGCATCAGACTTTAACGCACTCAAGAAGAACCGTTCTAAGTCATTAGACAAGTTGAATGCTCAACTTGACAAAATCACCACAAAATCATATGCAGATCCCAATGAAGGGAAGTTTTGGAAACCAACTCGTGACAAAGCGGGTAATGGGTTTGCAATCATTCGTTTCTTGGCACCAACCCAAGGGGAAGAAGTGCCGTTTGTACGTATCTGGGATCATGGTTTCCAAGGGCCAACAGGTCAGTGGTATATCGAAAACTCTCTGACTACACTGAATCAAGACGATCCAGTATCAGAGTATAACTCAAAACTGTGGAACTCTGGTGTGGAGTCCGACAAGGAACTCGCACGTAAACAGAAACGTCGACTGAAGTATGTGTCGAACATCTTGGTGATCAAGGATTCAGCGAATCCTGAGAACGAAGGTCAAGTCTTCATGTATCAGTACGGTAAGAAGATCTTTGATAAACTCAACGATCTGATGAACCCTCAGTTTGAGGACGAGACTCCAGTAAACCCATTCGACTTCTGGGAAGGTGCAAACTTCCGTCTGAAGATTCGTAAGTTCGAAGGTTACCCAAACTATGACAAGTCAGAGTTTGATGCGCCATCAGCACTATTCGAAGATGATGCAGAAATCGAATCAGTATGGCAAAAGCAACACAAGTTGCAAGACCTTCTGGATCCGTCAAACTTCAAATCATATTCTGAGTTGAAGGAAAAGTTGTACCGTGTCCTCGCATTGGATGACGCTGGCCCAACTGCACCTAGTGCATATGATGATGAAGACGATGGACTGAATCTTGGGGCATCAATGCCTTCATCCGCTCCTACTCCATCACCTACGATGGCGGACGATATCCCTTTTGATACCGCTCCTAGTTCAATGAATGTTGATGACGATGATGATGATCTTTCAATCTTCAAGGAACTCGCTAAAGGATAAGACGGTATGAGTAGTAAACAAACTTCTGATATTATCGATTTCGATTTTGGATTCAGCTTTATTGATGATGAAATCGAAGAGGTAAAAGAAAAAGCAGCGTCCGCTGAGGGCACTGCTGAAGAACTTGAAACACAACTCAGTAATCTCATGAATGAGAAGATTAGCTTAGAAGCAAGACTGGATAAACTGTTTAACTCAGTTGTTCCCTTCCTTGACAATCTATGTAAATCACCAGAGAAGAGTACAATTTTCTGGCCTGACCGTGTTGACAAGATCGACAACTACAAACAAAAGTTAAAGGCTATCGCTGAAGGAGATTAAGGTGAGTCTATTAGATAAAATGCTCAAATCAGGAGCAGTGAAGACTTCTTCAATTCTTTCTAAGTCAAAGTTTTTCGAGGCGAAGGATCCCATTCAAACGGAACTTCCCATCGTTAACATTGCATTTAGTGGATCATTGAAGGGGGGATTAATCCCCGGCCTAACTGTAGTTGCAGGGCAGTCAAAGTCATTTAAGACTTTGCTGTCTCTGTACTGCATGAAGGCATATCTAGATAAGTACGAAGAAGGCGTGGCATTATTGTACGACTCTGAGTATGGTATTACACCAGAATATCTAGAAAGTTACAACATCGACACCAACCGTGTTATACATATTCCTGTAGAAGATGTTGAACAACTAAAGTTCGACATCACTAAGAGGTTGGACGAAGTAGACAAAGGTGATCGTGTATTCGTCATGATTGACTCTGTTGGTAATCTTGCATCTAAGAAAGAAGTCGAAGACGCTAAGAACGAGAAGGCAGTTGCCGACATGTCTCGTGCGAAAGCGTTGAAGTCTCTCTTCCGCATTATTACACCTAAGTTGACTGCAAAAGACATCCCTTGTCTTGCAATCAACCACGTCTATCAGGAAATCGGAATGTTTCCTAAGGCGATTGTATCTGGTGGAACTGGTATCTATTACTCCGCAAACCAAATCTTTATCATCTCTAAATCGCAAGAGAAGGATGGTACAGATCTCGCAGGGTTTAAGTTTACTATCAACATCGAAAAGTCACGCTTCGTGAAAGAGAAGTCCAAACTTCCATTCACAGTTCTCTATGAGTCAGGTATTCAGAAGTGGTCATCATTATTTGACCTCGCACTGGACGCAGGGTTCATTGCCAAATCTACACAGGGATGGTATAATCTCGTAGATATGGATAGCGGTGAAGTTATCGAACCACGTCGACGTTTGAAAGATATCGAACAAGATGACGCATTCTTTGAGAAATTGGTTGCCAACGATGACTTTAACGTGTATATTGAGCGCAAGTTTAAATTAAACATGGCACAGGCTGAAGATGATAGAAACAACGATACTGACGAACCTGATTCTTAATGAGGAATACTACCGAAAGGTATATCCTTATCTGAAACCAGATTACTTTGAAGACTCAAATCTGCGCAAGGTGTTTGACACCTTCGCAGACTACGTTGAGAAGTACAAAGAGCAACCTTCCTTGGAAGCTCTTAAACTCACACTAGACAAAAGAAAAGACTTCAACGAAGACAGTTACTCACAAGTGATGTCTGTGGTCAATACTTTTGCACGTGATGAGGAAACAGATAACAAGTTCTTGGTTGATGAAACTGAAAAGTTCTGCCAAGACCGTGATCTGTATAATTCTATACGGCAATCAATTCAGATTCTTGAGGGTGAAGGGGGTGGACTCGAAAAGGGTTCCATCCCCAAACTTCTTTCAGACTCTCTTGGGATTAGTTTCGACACCAGTGTTGGACACGACTTCCTAGAAGACTTTGAAGGTAGATATGAATTCTATCACCGTAAAGAAGAACGCATCCCCTTTGATATTGACATCCTTAATAAGATTACCAAAGGTGGTCTGCCTCGTAAGTCTATGACTGTACTACTCGCCACGACTGGTGGTGGTAAGTCATTGATCAAATGTCACATGGCTGCGAACCATCTCATGTACGGTAAGAATGTTCTGTACATCACTATGGAGATGGCAGAAGAAGAGATTGGTAGACGTATTGATGCAAACATCATGGACGTGACTATTGATGAGATATCAATCACTCCACGTGATGTGTTCGAGAAACGTATGAACAGGTACAAGTCTAAGACGCCAGGCAAGTTGGTCATTAAAGAATACCCAACTGGTTCTGCACACGTTGGACATATGCGACATCTGTTAAACGAACTTCGTATGAAAAAGAATTTTCAACCAGATATCATATTTGTTGATTACCTCAACATCTGTTCATCTGCACGTGTTCGTGGCGCAGCCGCAGCCAATTCATACACATTGGTGAAATCTATAGCAGAAGAGGTACGTGGTCTTGCGATGGAATTTAATTGTGCTGTGGTTACTTCGTCTCAATTCAATCGTGATGGTTATGGGAATAGTGACGTTGACCTTACTAATACTAGCGAAAGTATGGGGATAACACACACAGCAGACGCAATCTTTGGTCTAGTTACGACAGAAGAACTGGATGATCTTGGTCAGATTATGATCAAACAACTCAAAAATCGTTGGGGAGATCTTGGTTATTACAGAAAGTTCCTTGTAGGGGTTGACAGATCCAAGATGAAGATATATGATTTAGAAGAGAGTGCACAGGACAATATCGGTCAGTCAAGTGACGATAAAGTAAATGGAAACAAGCCTGATGACACTCCCCTATTTGATAAAACTTCTATTGGTACAACCAAGAAGAAGGACATTTTCAGTATGACTGAAGGCCTTCAATAATGATAAATAGGATTACAGAAACACCTAAAACGAGTGAAAAGATGAAATCCTTTAAACAACACCTCACCGAATCTATTAAGGCAGAGGACTTTGAGGCTGCTATTGTAATTGGTTGGCACGAAATCACAGGACAGGAACTGAATCCTAGTGATGCTGGTATATCTGATAAGGTATACCAGTCTCTCGTTGCACAACCAGAATATATCGAAGCAGGCAAAAAGATTGCCACGTCTATCCAGAAACATTTCAAGTTAGGTAATAATGTGAAAGCAGAACAGTACGGACGTGCCAAGTCCAAACTGACTGGTTTTTGGAAAGGATACGGTGCTTCAGATATCACACCAAAGACTGATATCCTAATCGGCGACAAAAGATTGTCTCTAAAGATTGGTATGGCACAGTTGATGTCTGGTGGTAAATCAGAGTCAACTGCAACCTTTTATGCGGCTCTAGAAAAATCACAGATCAATGAATCTGCACAACTGGGTAAGGTAACAAAGATCTTTGACGACTTCGTCACTGCATCACTTGCGCCAGGCAAACTAAGACCTATCATCAAGTCAGGCGAGAATGAACTCGTCAACCGTGGTGAGAAGGCACACAAATTAGTTATGCAAGAACTTGGTACTCTGTTCGAAGAGAACGAGAAGTTCAAGATTGAATTTGCACGTGAAGCAATGTCTGGTTTCATGAAGTACGGTGAGAACGCAAATGCTGCTGCAGAATTCATGGTGGTATCAGATCACTCAGGTTCCTCTACAAAGATTACATCAGTATATGACGATGCGTACTGTAAGAAGATCGCAGATCAGATGAAACTACAAGCACGTTTCAAAACGTCATCACGCAAACTCAAAGGTAAGAAGACAGGCGAGTATAACTTCTGGTCTGTCATTTCTCTTATCGTAGATGCGAAACTAAACGAAGACGTTGACACTCTTGATGAGAACATGTTTAAACGTATTGTTTCTAAAATCAAAGGTAAACTGGGTAACGCACTTAAGAAGGCGAAGTCTTTTGTTAAATCAAAGGCATCAAACGTTCTTAAGTTTTTCGGCGTTGAACCCGATATCAAAGTAAACGACAAGGTAGAATTCTAATGCAAAAGTTCAGTCAGTTTACTAATTTGTTATCAGAAGAAAAAAACCTTCACATGACACATGCAGAGGATGCAGTGATAGATGGTGGAGTGACTGGTACACGCAACGTAATTAATTACCTTCGTGCAATTAGAGATATGTTAGGTGGTAATACCAAAGCGCCTGTAAACCTTTCAGTGAAGTGGGATGGTGCGCCTGCAATCTTTGCAGGGGTTGATCCATCAGATGGTAAATTCTTTATTGCAAAGAAAGGTGTATTTAACAAAAACCCAAAAGTCTATAAGACTGCCCAAGAAATTGATGATGATAGTTCTATTAAAGGTGACCTCAACTCCAAATTTAAAGTAGCACTTTCAGAGTTCTCAAAACTTGGAATTGAAGGAGTGATACAAGGTGATTTCCTCTATACTACGGAAGATCTTTCGACAGATGCTATTGATGGAGAATCGTATGTTACTTTCCATCCTAATACGATTGTTTATGCGATACCAAAGAAAAGCGAACTCGCTAAAAAAATATCAAGATCCAAGATCGGTGTGGTCTGGCATACAGTCTACAGAGGAGAATCTCTTGAGACAATGTCTGCAAGTTTTGGAGAGAAGATTACACCTAATCTCAAAGAAATAAAATCTGTATGGGCAGTTGATGCCGTATTCGAAGATAAGTCTGGTAGTGTAACCATGACTGCAAAAGAAACGGCGGCGGTGACTAAGAAACTGAGTGCCGCTGGAACGATCTTCAGAACAATCAAAAAAGATATCCTTAATGAGTTGGGAAACAACGAAGAGTTGAACCTACGTGTTAACACGTTCATTAATACTAAAGTTCGTGAAGGACAACGTATTGGTAATCCTAAAACATTCGTTAAGGGACTTGTAAAATATATTCAAGACTACTATCAAAAAGAAGCCGACAAAAAGAAAACTGAAAAGGGTAAGAAGACGCAGACAGATAAGATGTCTAAAGCGTTGACAATGTTCAGTGACAAGAATACCAAAGAGATCGAAAAGGTATTCGAACTCTACAATCTATTAGTCGACACCAAGTTGATGGTTCTTGACAAACTTAATAAAGTAGATAGTCTAAAGACATTCTTAAAAACCTCAAAAGGATACGAAGTAACCAACCCAGAGGGTTTTGTTGCAATGGATCACTTGGGTAAGAACTCTCTTAAACTCGTTGATCGTCTTGCATTCAGTAAGGCAAACTTTGATCCACAATATATCAAAGGGTGGCAGAAATAATGGCAAACGTACACTACCTTAAACGATCACATAACGAAGCAGTAATAAAAGTATACGTGACAGACTCATCTGGTGACACAATTGATGTGGCATTGTCAGACCTTATTGCTGATGGGGAAACATTTGACGCAGGTACGGCTTCGGTAACTATTAAAGAAATCTTCTGGGGTTGTAAACACAATAAACACATAGACATCTCACGATGGGATGGAGCAAATGCGCACGGTCATTACTATCTCGTAAACTCAGGTTCTCACGAATATGTTGGCTTTGTGGATGACGTGTACTCAGATAGAGATATAAGAATCATAGGTGATAGTGAATTCCATTGTATAATGAAATTGACTAAGGTTAGTGGATACTCGTAACAGTGTTAGAAACGGAGAACAGTTATGTTGAGAAGAATACCAGCAGTATTGTTAGGTATTTTCCTAACAGTACCATTTAATGCACAGGCTGAACAGTTTGTGATGCCCATTGGGTTGAGGTGTGACACTGATGTCAACAACATCATAGACATGGTTCAAACAAAATATGGTGAAATTCCTTTCGCCAGTTCCGAAACTTTGGTACAAGTAGTACCACAGGGTACATGGTTGCCAGGCGTTACCTTGCAGTTTATCAATCCCACATCTGGTTCATTCAGTATGATTATGATGGACGAAGCAACAGGTGCAGGGTGTATGGTACTCGCAGGTCAAAAAATGACTTCCGTTAACGGTTATAAACCAACTACTAAATAAAAGAAAAACTTGGAGATTAGATTATGGGAATGATACGTGATCGTGGACATGATGGTGGAAATACTTGGCGGTGGTTAGTCATCGAAAAGATGGTACGTCAAAACGGATGGACTAAGGGCGCAGAACTTGGTGTGTGGCAGGGACAAACCTTCACGCATCTTGTACGTACTTGTAAAAACCTAAATTTGATTGGGGTAGATCTTTATGCACCTCAACCACAAAATAATGGGCCAGAGAAATGGACTGCAGGTGAAAACGGACACCCTTGGGATCACGAAACATATTACAATCGTATGAAACAGTTTTGCGCACAGTATCCAGATCGTGCATTTATTCATAAGGATTATACTACAACGGTAGCAGACACATTAGAAGACGAGAGTCTCGACTTTGTTTTTATCGATGCAGATCATGGTTATGAAGGATGTTCACGTGATATTGACGCATGGGCTCCAAAGGTGCGTAAAGGTGGATATGTCATGGGACATGATATTCACTTTGACACTGTTCTCAAAGCCGTGACAGAACGTTACGGTGATAACTATAACGTAGAAGACGACTTCATTTGGTGGGTAGAAAAACAATGAATATCGAAAAGAAAATAACTCAGATCTGGATTGGGCCAAACCCTGCGCCGAAGGCATGGATGGATACTTGGAAAGAAAAACATCCAGAATGGGAATATGAAATATTTACAGATCAGATGTTGAAGGATCGCAAATGGATGAACCAACATCTCATCGAACACTATTATAATAACAAGAGATGGGCAGGCGTTTCAGATCTTATCCGTTACGAACTACTACTAGAACGTGGGGGTTTCTTTCCAGAGGCAGACATGGAGTGTTATCATAACACTGATGAACTGTTTACTTCCCCACCACATATTGCATATACTTGTTATGAAAATGAATTGTATCGTGCAAACTTTGTACAACCAATTCTTGCTTGCAATCCTGGCAATATGTTTGTTCGTATGTTGGTAGAGACACTACACCAACTTCGTGCAGATCAACTGCATTACGAACCATTCAGATCTACAGGTAATGAGTTCTTGAGTAAACATATTCCAATGAACCTAGACAAAGTAAAAGTCTGGCCTTCACATTACTTCATCCCACAGTTCTATGTACGTGAGTCGAAGAGATATGACGGTACTGATAAGGTCTATGCGGAACATCATTGGGGTTCTACTGGAATGCCTTGGACAAAACAGTACTCAACTGCTACCTAATGCACGGTGACAGAGGAAATATGCTCACCGTAAAGGTAATGGTTATTCTATGTGTGGTTTTACACTTTGTAGTCATACCAATATGGATGTGGAGTTTAGGATTACATTGAATGTTTATATCACACAAATACAAATTTATTTTTCTTAGAGTTCCGAAGACTGCCTCAACTAGTCTTTCGGAATTCTTTGTTCGTAACATAGACGATCCAGATGCATTTTACACAGACGTAGATGATGCAAATCTTGATGGGACTGTGCCTCATGGTAAACTCAAAGAGATTAGAGGAGTACACGAACACTACAAACCTTTCTCACACCTACATTTAAATCTAAAAGAACTCGTTGATTATGGTATAGTAACACCAGAACAAATCAACGAGTATTATTGTTTTGCGGTTCTCAGAGATCCTATTGAAAGACAAAAGAGTTTTTACTACTTCTTTAAGAAGTGGGAAGATGAGAGATCTGGTAAGAAACCCTATGATATAGACGATTACAAATTCATGGCACCTAATGGGTGGTTCGATGGTGACAAGGCAACAGGTGAAGATAACTCTAAACTACTTCAGTCCGATTTCCTCATGTATGATGGTAAACAACAAGGTGAGTATTGGTTATATGAAAACCTATTGGTTCATATACAGTCCTTTATGGACGATATTGGCGTGCCTATAAATCATAAGTTGAAAAAACACAAATCAAATTTTAGAGTAGATAAAATTGATGAGTCCAAGTCATTTAATTTTGATCACCAAGCAATCACCACAATGAGACATTATTATAAAAACGACTTCAACTTATATTCATTATTAAAGAGACAATATCATGCAGACACAACGAGCTTACATACTTACAATAGACAAACCAATTAGTCGTGAATACGCACAACACGCATCTGCTTCTTGTGATGAGATAGGTCTCAACTGGGAGTACTTCGAAGGTTGGTGTGATATCCCTGGCGTTCTTGCATGGGCAAGATCGGGGATTAATTTGCGTATAAACGAGGGGAGACCAATTAAACTTCCCCCTGCAGATCTGGATTACCCACCAAATCCAAACTTACCTATGGGTGAGAAAGCAGAGTGTTGTACGGTTGGTCATGCTGCAATATGGAAAAAGATTGCAGAGGGTGAAGAGGATGTAGGTATCGTGTTAGAACATGATGCAATTATGTTACATCCTGTGAACATTGAAATACCAGAGAATAATATGGTTGTTTTGGGATACAAACTAGACAAACCTAATAGGTACGATCATTTGACTGCAGGCCCTGCAGTGAGACTTGTACCAATCAGAGGACATGAAGGTGCACATGCATATGCGATGACTAAGAAAACAGCGCAGATATTGATTGATGAGATCGAAACAGGTGGTCGATTGGGGTGTGTAGATAATGCATATTTCATCTTAAATCAAAGACGCACAAAGGTTCCTCTATGTATCGCAGACCCAACACCCGCTTTAGGTTGGTTAAGGGCATCTACTATTTGGCAGGAATCTGCACATGTTAACTACGAATTTCTTGATTCATTCAAACAGAATTATAAATAAACAGTAAAACACAAATTACAAGAGAATAATCATGTACAACCTCAAAGAAACTGACAAAAAAGAAAAGAAGTCCAAGAAGAAGGATGTGTTGAAATTCAAAGAGTTTGACCCTTCTCAGTACATCGAAACAGAACCGACACTCAAAGAAGCAAAGAGTGATACGGTTGTGTTTTCTTTTGGTCGTATGAATCCAGTGACTATCGGTCACGAGAAACTTGTTAACAAGGTTAAGTCTGTTGCTAAATCCATGTCAGCCGATTCACGTGTCTATCTATCGCACACGCAGAATAATCAAAAAGATCCCCTCAGTTATAAAGACAAATACCGATTTGCGAGGAAAGCATTCGGGCCAATCATTATACAATCAAAAGCGAGACAAGTATTCCAAATCGCAGCCGAACTCGAAAAGGCGGGATACAAGAACATCGTCATGGTTGTTGGATCTGATCGTGTAGAAGAGTTCAAAAGAATTCTAGACAAGTACAACGGTAAGGACTACGACTTCGCATCTATCAAAGTTGTATCTGCAGGTGAACGTGATCCTGATGCAGAAGGTGTTGAAGGAATGTCAGGTACAAAACTAAGAGGTATTGCCAAAAAGGGACAGTTTGACGACTATACAGATGAGAAAGGTAAGAAACAATTCGGTTTCAAAAGTGCCGCTGCATCTAAGTTGTCAGACAAAGACAAGATGGCAATGATGAAACTTGTTCAGAAGAACCTCGCAGAGGCGGAACTTCAAGAAGCGTTGACCAGACAACAACGTATGCAACGTGCACGTACATTCCGTAGAATCAAACATAAGATTAAAAAGGGACGTGAACGGGCGGCAAGAAAACGTGCAGGTATCGACAAGTTGCAGAAACGTGCCGCAAAGGGTGCAAGAAATCTCTTGAAAAAGAAAATGACTAAGGGACAAGACTACAAACAAATGTCTTATGGTCAAAGACAACAGGTCGATAATCGTCTGAAGAAAGTATCTCCTGCCCGTCTAAAAGCATTATCTAAACGTCTCTTACCTTCAGTGAAGAAGAAAGAGATGGAACGTATTAAGAACCGTAATAACAAATCTGAGGGTGTTGCACAGGACAGACAAGTCAAGGACATGCCGGGCACACAGCCAAAAAAGTACTATAGCGGGCTTGATAAAAAGGATAAGGAATCACGTGCAAGACAGTTTGCACGACAGGCGAAAATGTCTGATGATGATCCACGTGCTTACAAACCCGCTCCTGGCGATAAGGAAGCGAAGACCAAACCGTCAAAACATACTAAGAAGTTTCAACAGATGTATGGTGAAGCAGATGCAGTTGCGGCTGCAAGAGAACGCATCAAACGTGAGAAACAGTCTGATAAAGATAAACACGATGCAATGATGGATCGTGCAAGAACTCAGGATACCAGATCTAAGAATCAAAAGACTGAGGCAATCTCCCCTGCACAACAGGCTGCGATTGCTATTGCAAAGAAAGCAAAAGGTCAGAAACCTAAGAATGAAGATGGCGATCCATGTTGGGATACTCACAAACAAGTTGGTATGAAGAAAAAGGGCGGCAAGATGGTTCCAGATTGTGTCCCTAAAAACGAATCAATTGCAGAAGAAGTTTCTCAGAAACAGATCAATGACCTAGAGAAATTTGCAGATCGTATTCTTGCGAAGTTCAAGATTGACGTGGAGTTTACTAAACACTTCGTTGATAGAATGAACGACAAGAGAAACACACCAGAAATTAAAGTTGCAGAACTTCAAAAGTTATTTAAAAAGATACAGAAGAATAAGGGCAAAGATGTTAAAGACAATGAGGGTATTGAAGCAGTTCTTAAAGATCTGTCATCTGACTTAAACCTTCCAGTTGTAATTAAAACAAAAGGTGACGAGATCGAACTCGTCAATAAGACCATTATGAGAAAAAAAGATTTTAAAACACCTTCTAAGGTAATCAAGTACGAACAGTTTTCAAACATGGACGAAGCATCACGGGCGGACATGAGAGTACGTAAAAGACCACACATGATGTTGAAGGCAGGGAATGCTGGAGTCAAGTTCGATGGTCGTTTCAAAATGTACAAGAAGAAACAGGTACTGAAAGACGAAGAGAAACCGTTGGAAGAATCATTTGAATCTATGGAGAACATGATCTTCGATCTAATGGAATCAACTGAAGCCGTGATTGCGGAAGATTCAGGCGAAGCACTTAAGAAGAAAGCAGAAAAATCTGGAATGCCTCTTGGTATTCTAAAGAAGGTTTTTGATCGTGGTGTTGCCGCATGGAGAACAGGACATAGGCCTGGCACTACTGCAACTCAGTGGGGTCTTGCACGTGTCAACTCATTTGTAACTAAGTCTAAAGGTACTTGGGGTAAAGCAGACTCTGATCTTGCCGCAAAGGTTAGAAAAGAATCTGTTGATGAGGAAAAAGAATTAGAAAAAATCTTAACTACGGATGGTCGCATGAAATCGTTTAAAGAAAAACTCAGAAAACTGGGTTATAAAAAAATCGACGAAGGAAAGTCTTCTTCTGGATACGAACTGTACCACAATGATTTCTCCTCTGCAATGAAACATGCATACAAACATGCGAAAGACAAACTGAAAGTGGATATCGATCCTAATGAGATCGATGACAAAGTTGCGACTGGGCCTCGTAAACCTTCTAAGGGTAAAACGAATTCATATCGTTTGATGGATAAGTCTGGTAAGAAAGCTGTACAGATTCAAGTGTACAACATGGACGGTAAAAAATACGAACTGAACATGTACAAGGAAGACTTGGATGAAGCACCTAGACGTAAAAGAGCACCTAAAATTGGTGTTGACTCTATTGCTGTTCAACGTGCAAAAGATAGAGCACACAACGATGCTATGGGTCGTACAAAGACTGGACGTAAGAAACCAGTACGTACAATGACATCTACACAGAGGTCTCTTGCGTCATTACGTGGGGAAGAAGTAGAAAACATTGATGATCAGTTTGACGCCATCATCAAAGAGGCAGAAGCAAACAAGAAATCTTATGGTGACCTTGTAGTAGAACTGACTGCCGCCGAGAAAAAACTTGTCAACCAAATGTATGACAAGAAAGGTAACCTCACACCACTTGGTAAAAAGGTTATGAATCATGGTAAGAAAAAAGGTGACAAGGGTTACGTAGAATCAGTGGAAACACTAGAGGAAGGTGTAAACGATCCTGGCATCTTTAAGGCAGTGTTCCTTGCAGGTGGGCCAGGCAGTGGTAAATCATTTATGGTTGGTAAGACTGCATTGACTTCAATGGGATTGAAACTGATCAACTCAGATCCTGCCTTCGAAGCGCAGTTGAAAAAAGTTGATTTGAAACCAACACCAGAAGACATCTTCACCGCTAAAGGACAGGATGCACGTGCAAAGGCGAAAGCACTTACTGACAAAAAACAGGCACTTGCACTCGCAGGTAGACTTGGTCTGGTAATTGACGGTACTGGTAAGGACTACGAGAAAATTGCAAACCAAGCGATGTCACTTAAGAAGTTGGGTTATGAAGTAGGAATGATCTTCGTAAACACAAACTTGGAGACTGCAATCTCACGTGATGAAAAACGTTCTAGAACACTTGGTGCGAAAGAAGTAACCAAGATGTGGAATGCAGTACAGAACAACATTGGTAAGTTCTCATCACTGTTTGGTGCGAACATGCAGATCGTTGATAACTCAGAAGGTGCAGACTTTGAGAAGGGTGCAACCAAAGCATATAAACAAATGAAGAAATGGGTTGCAAAAGAACCCAAGTCTCCAATGGCGAAAAAATGGATTGCCTCTGTGAAAGCACAACGTGGTATCACAGAAGACGATTTAGGTAAAATGATTAACAGTATGGTAGAGAGCAAAGATCAGGAAGATCTTTCAAAAACAGCTTCACTATTTGAAAAGGATATTGTAATGGTTCGTGAAGGTTTGGACGTGAAGGAGAGTAAAGTACTTGAGTTGGGGAAACCAGAGACTACGAAGAAATATAAAACTGAAACGCCTGGCGAGAAGCCGACGACAGAACCTCAGAGGTTTTCGCAGAGAATTAGAGAAAACATTCTCCGAAACCAAAGAAGAAAATAGGGAGTAACTAAATGATTAACTGGATTACAAAACGTTTAACTGAACGTACCACATGGGATGGAGCAGTATTGGTTGCAACAGGTGTTGCAATGATTCTAGTTCCTGTAGATCTAATCGCATATGCCGCAATCTTCTACGGTGCATGGACAATGTGGAAGTCAGAGTAAATGTATGAATACAAAGTTAAAATCCTTCGTGTAGTAGACGGTGACACAGTAGATGTGGACATCGATCTAGGTTTTGGTGTATGGTTAAAGAAGGAACGTGTACGTATTATGGGTATTGATACTCCAGAGTCACGTACGAGAGATAAGGTCGAAAAGAAGTTCGGTATGGCTGCAAAGAAATGGGTAAAAGATCATATGCCTGTTGGTAGTCATCAGATTCTGAAGACTGAGATCGATAAGTCTGGTGAAGACAAAAAAGGTAAGTTTGGTCGCATCTTGGGAGACTTCCTCTTAGATGATGGTGAGGAAAGACTCACTGAAAAGATGACCGCCGCAGGGCATTGTGTCCCTTACTTTGGTGGATCTAAAGAAGAAGTTCAGGCGTTACATATGAAGAACAGAGAACGTCTAATGCTGGAAGGTGTTGTAAAGTGAAACGTTTTAAACAATATACTGTAGAAAATTTTGGTTTGTACGAGGGGGTAACAGTTCCCCTCGAATCTCCTATGATAGAAATAGATCCTATCGTATGTGAAGAGAAAGAACCAGAACTCAACTCTCCAAAAAGAAATAGTGGGGATGGCAAAAAGTATGTTGTTTATGTAAAGGATCCGAAGACAGGTAATGTCAGAAAGATAACATTTGGGGATGAAAAGGGTGGATTGACATCTAAGATTGGTGACAGAGATGCAGCACGTGCATTTGCAAGTCGTCATAGTTGTGATACTAAGACCGATAAGATGACGCCTGGATATTGGGCGTGTCGTCTACCGAAATATGCAAAACAGTTAGGATTAAGTGGTGGCGGAGATTACTTTTGGTAGGCCATTTCGTGATGATGGGGGGTCAAGACGGTTTGACCATTTACGGGATGACTATGTTTGGCACAGAGATCATTACGACAGAACAGTACGTGTCATTGATGGGAACGGATGGCAGTTCCAGTTCGACGGATGTTTGCCCTTCCTCATCAGAAAGGGAACAACCTTCAGAATAGAACGTGGTGTGTACCACAGACTTATAAAGGGCGTTGACGAACTTCACATCAATATTATAGAACATAAATAGATATAGTTAATTAACGATCCAAATAACCTTAAGGATAAAACAATGGACTTTAAAGATAAAATAGACAGTCTTTTCGGTACTCTGGTGAACCAGAAACTAGAAGAGAAAAAGAACACAGCAGAAGACGCATCAAACGACAAGTCTGATGACGGCGAAGGTCTGGACAAAGCAGATCCTAAAGCTGCGAAAAAGAAATTCAAAGATCGTAAAGATAAAGATATCGACAACGATGGGGATATAGACAGTTCTGATAAGTTCTTGCACAAGAGACGCAAGGCAATCGGTAAAGCTATGGCCAAAGATCAGAAAGACGAATCTGTAAAAAAGTCTGATGCGGTAGACCTCAGTGAAGGTGACATGAAGTCTGCCGCTAAAGAACTGGAATCATATGCCAAGAAGTCTGGTGGAATCGATAAGAAAGATTTCATGAAAGCAGTGGCGATGATGAAAAAGGGTGATGCAAAGGGTCTTGCGAAGTTTACTAACGATCAAGATACAGAACCACGTGATAAGATCATCGATATAGTTGCAAAACAAATCGGTGTACCCCAAGCAGAAAAGTTGTTTAGTGTCAGTATTCGTGAAGCAAAAGAGATGACTTCAGCGCAGAAGAAAGCGTTTGATAAACTGTACAAGAAACTAGATGGTGGCCCAGAACACCGTAAGATCAGACAGAAGATTCAGAATCCTGTCAAAGCAGATGATGCATTTCATGCAATGGTTAAGAAGATGGTTATGGGTGAGGATTACTCTCCACAGGCTATCGTAACTGAAGCGGAAGTCGAAGAAGGTAAACGTGGGTTTATCATGGCTGCAAAAGCTGCGAAGGCAAAAGGTGAAAAGACCTTTATGTTTGCAGGTAAAGAATATAACTGTGAAGACATCGATCTTGACGAGGCATCTAAAACTGTTGATGCAATGAAACAAATCGTTGACAAAAAACAGGCGATGAAAATCGACGGTGTTATGGTTGACATGTTCACTGCTTCTGCAGTTACGCAGATTTACGACAAAGTAAATGATGCGAACAAGGCGAAGATGGACAAGATGAAAGCAACTCAACTTGCAAACGTTGCAATGAAGTTGTTGAAGAAAGAAGAACTAGAGGAAGCTGCACAGATGTGTGAGCACTGTGGTAAAGTCCATGAAGGTTCTTGCATGGAAGAGATGAAGAACACTCATGCGCTTATCAACACTGCAGACGGTAACAAAGTTGTTGCAATGGCATCATCTGAAGATGGTGTTAAACAATCTAAAGCATCTGCACAACGTCCACCTATGTCAATCAAAGATAAGAACACTCTGAAGATTGTTAAACTCAAAAAACCTCTAAGTCAAAAGGCATCTGATAAAATAATGGGTCGTCCTTTGAATGAGGAAACACTTGATGAGAAAATGTCATTCTCACCTAAAGAGGTTAAGATGGCAATTGGTGTTGCATCAGATAAAAGATATGCTGGTGGTAACATGACAGGTGCAGTCAAGGCAATCGATAAAATCAAAAAGGGTTTGTCAGACCATCCACAAGTCGCTGCAGTTCTAAAGAGACAGAACGAAGAGAAGGTGGAGTGCCCTGAGTGCGGAGGTAAAGGTTGTGATCATTGTGATAACAAAGGTTACCACACAGAATCTAAAAAGATGGCACTTGCAAAAAAACTTGCAAAGGTATCTGCGACTTCTAAAAAGGGTAAATCAAAAGTAACTCTTAAGAAGGCGCCTTGGGACAAGAAAGAAACAGTCAATACTGAACCAGAATTAGAAGAAGCAAAAAACTATGAGTACAAGGGCGGTAAAGTCCATATCTCTAAGAAAGACTTCCGCAAGGTTCACAAAGACTTTAAGAATGCAACAAAGGGTAAAGAACGTATGATGATTCTTGATCCTAAAACGCAAGCATCTATATCTGTACCAGTTGTGTTTAAAGAAAGTTCTTTTAAAACCAAATTTAAGAATACCCTAAGTAAGAGACTTGCAGAAACAACTAAAACAGAAGAAAAATCTGATGAAGTTGCAAACAGATATAATGAACTTAAAACAATGCCGCCAGTGGAATTGATGAAACTTTATCAAAAGCATGAAAGCGATGCCGACATAGATAAGGTTAAGAAAATGAGCAAAGACGAGATGATCTCGAAAATTGTTGAAAAAGAATTTCAAAACCAAGGAGAAGAATAATGCCACAATGGGGAGACACTGATACTCTGGCGGACGCACCAAAGTTCGAAACGCCAGTATTCACAATCGATGGATCCGATTCTGCAGTAGTAAGTGCAGTAGCGGACACTATCGTTCTACCAAATCACGCACTGGAAACAGGCGTAAGAATAAGATATGATGCATCAAACGTAACACCAATCGTTGGTCTTACAGATGGTGAAATGTATTTTATCATTCGTGAAGACGAAAACACAGTTAAACTTGCAACATCGTTGTCAAATGCGAATGCAGGTACACAGGTAAACATCACTAACGTTGGTGATGGTACTGAAGATACTATTCAAGTTGCACCTGCTGATCTGTTCTTCGTTGACCAAGACGAGGCCGCAGTAGAAAGTAACCGTAATAAAGGTATCCGTACTGCAGGTTGGAATAGTGTAGTAGAATATACTGATCAGAATGGTAACACACGCAGACGCATCGAACCACTGGTTGCAATGCGTAAGACTTCAGCAGATGCTGGAGACGCAGGTTTGACTGGAACAACTGGTGACGAAGACGCAACAGTTGCAGATAGTTAATCTGGAAGTAGTTACCTAAATTATGATATTAACAGAATCAACCTTTTTAATGTATGCAATGAAACACTATGAGAATCCTCACTGTTCAGACATATCTGAATTCGAGGAAGACATGAAACGTTTCCAATATCTCAGGAAACTCTTTGGTCGATATAGACAAGAGAACGAGTTGAAGGAAAGGTTGATTCTGAATCATATGATAATCATATATAATGTGTTTGGGGAACAGGGAACGCCCATGTTATTCATGAAGTTGCCTGAATACCACGAATATTTAAAACCTTTTGTAGAGTACTTAAACTATATGCCAACAATCATACGGTATGATGGCATTGGAATACATCAAGATAGTATCAATGCAGACAGGCATATAATTCAAGTACTTAAGGAAATCTGATGGTAGTCGATTTATTTCTAGTATATTCTTTCATAAGGAAACTTGTCACACCATTTGACAAGTGGCCTGCATATGAACAGGGTATCATAGATGATAAGGGTAAGATCCTTATCAAGAGAAAGAACTTTCTGAAGAAAGCTCAACGTGATGCGTTTGGGATCTTCGATCTCATGATATTGAACCTCAAAAAAATACTTGCAAAAGTCCCTGGCGGACAATCAAAACTTGCATCCTATGCGGCTGCATTGTTTTTAATTAGAGAATGGCAACACTTTAGTGATGATTCGCTGTTGACAGAAGAAGTCAATGATGATATAATAGAGGAGTCACTAAAGAGATTTGAATGTGAATATTTGAATCCTCTACTAAAGAAGGAATAGATTATGGCAATTGGTATGGCATTTATCGCAAGGTATTTTGGTGGTAGTACACCCCATGCGATTAGAGAATATTATGGGGTGGCGCCTGGCATCCCATCTAGTGGAACAATTAGATGGTCGGATTTCGACACGTATTTTCGTAACAGGGGTATTACGCCTGGCTTGACATCAGTGGAATTCGAATTAACTGCAGACGTATAAGGTAAAGTAATGGCAAAGGGAACCATATTCAGAAAACCAGAGACTGCCAAAGAGTGGTCAAACCCTGAAGTACTCATTCAGGGTTATGGTCGTTTGAACCTTGAGACTTTGAAAAAGAAGATCGCCAAGGATCATGCAGACGCAATGCGTTTTTTGAAGATGGAGAACTATGATAATTACGAATATGCCATGAAAAACCTCATGGAGTTTGTTCAAGCAGTCTTAGATGTTGAGACTGAAATGAACGCACCCAGATACAAACGTATGAAAAAGAGACTTAAAGAAGAACCTGCTAACAATGTAGGTGGTGGTAAAGTCGCTGGACTGGGAGTTGGTGCACAAGGAGAGCCTGGCTTTACTAAGGCACAACAACGCAGATGGGTTAAGAAAAATCGTTCTAAAAGAAAAGATTTTGCCCAATTTATAAATAAGTAGACAATTAACTTTTATTAGGAGATAACAATGTCTGTAGAAAGTATTATTCAGTCGGCACTAGCGAATAATCCAATGCAAATGAAAAAAGATTTTGCGGATGAAATTTCTGGACGTGTACAGACTGCACTAGAAGCAAAGTATCAAGAAATGGTTGATGCACAGGAATCAGTTGAAGAGTCCGTAGAGGACATGATCGACGCAGAACTCGACGAAGGCAAAGTCAAAGAAGAAGATGACATGGAGTCTGATGAAGACGAAGATGATGATGAAATGCCTAAGAAGAAGAAAAAGTCTGACGACGATGAAGACGAAGATGAGGACGACGAATAGTCGTTAAATGAATGTTTGCCTCAATTAAAATTGCTGCAGTAATTGTAGTCCTCGCTACCGGCGGGGTGGGTTACCTATACGTAACCAAACTTCAATCAGACTTAGAAACTGCACGTGCAAACGTGGCTAAGATGGAAGTTGCAGTTCAGACTGCAGAGGCAAGCATCAAAACTCTCCAAGAAGATACACAAAGACTTAATGAGTTAAATCAGGGTCTACAGAATAATCTTCAGAGAGCGGAAGAGTACGGAGACGATCTCCGTCTAAAACTCCAGAGACATAATTTAACTGCAAGGGCTTTGAAAGACCCTGCTGATCTTGAAGGATCTATGAATGGTGCGACAGCAAAATTATGGCGTGAGTTGGAACAAGACACTGGTGGTAGTGGGAACGCTCCTCTGCCTAACTGGTTGCAGTCTGGTGACTCCAGAACCGAAAGTAGTGACGGTGACGGAGATACAGAAGACGACAATTCCGACAGTAGCACGTCCAAAACCGATTAACTTATCTGACACACGACTATATGTCGTTAATGAGGGTAACATTGACGAATTCTTAGAGGAGTTCGAAAGTGTTAATGGTAATCGTGCGTTTGTTGCATTCTCAGTTAAAGATTATGAGAACCTTGCCCTTAATATTTCTGAACTGCGACGATATATAAAGCAACAAGGTGAAATTATTTTGTATTATGAGGACGCTGTGAAACCTTCCCCTTGATAAATATCCTTAGTAATTAGGTATACTATTATTTGCGTAACAAATGAAACCCCGATTAGGGGTTTTATCAATTCCATCAAGGGGAATGAACTTGTCAGAAGAATTAAACCAATTAAAAATAGACATTGCTTTAATTAAAAAAGACATCCGTCAAATCGAGCGTTTCTTCAACAAGGTTGATGAGACTGTCGACGCTATGGCTGGGATTGCAAAAGATCTGGCAGTTCAAGAACAGAAGAATGTTAACGCTAATCAAAAAATAAAGTTTCTTGATGCCAAGATTGATGAGAACACCAAGTCTCAGCTTGAAGCACGTCTTGTATTGGCAGACCAATTGGATGATACACGTATAGAATTTCGTGATGCACTCGCCAAGGTCTCCTCTGTGGACGAGGACGGTATCAATGAGGTATTCGAAAAGATCCAGTCGTTAGAAGACCGTGTAGTCGATCTAGAACGTGCCAGATGGTACGGTATGGGAGTCGCAGGCACAATTATCTTTATCCTAGGCATAATTTCTTTGGACTTTCTGCCTTTTAATGGTTGACAAAGCTTTAATCTAGTGTTATAATCTCTCTAACAGTTAAACACACTTGGATACTTTTTATATTATGGTTGACTTTACAGATCTTCAGTACGCCCAGATGTTGTCTGGGCGCTTACAGAACTTTCGCATACGCAACACAAATCCCTACAAGATAAACTTTAGATGTCCTATCTGCGGTGACTCTCAGAAGTCACGCAGTAAGTCACGTGGTTGGTTGTTAGAGAAGGAGAACAAGTTCTTCTACTATTGTCACAACTGTGGCGCCAGTCACAACTTCTCCAACTTCCTCAAGACTGTAGACCACCTCATGTACAATGATTGGGTGGCTGAGAAGTTTATCAAAAAGGATAAAAAAGAACCTTTTTCTTTCAAAGATACTACCGAAAAGAAACTGACTGTTCTAAAGAAAAATCCCCTACGTTCTATAAAAAAAGTCTCTCAGTTGCATCACAATCACGCAATCAAAAGATATATAAGTAAGAGACACATTCCGGCACGTCACCATTATCGTCTGTATTATACCAAGACGTTCAAGAAATGGATTAACGGAATTATACCTAATAAATTCGACAACGTAGAGAAGGACGATCCTCGCCTAATTATCCCATTCATTGATCAAAACGGTAAAGTATTTGGGGTATCGGCACGTGGATTTGATCCTAATGGTCTTCGTTATTTGACTATAATGTTCGAAGATCGTCCAAAGGTTTTCGGTCTCGATACTGTTGACTTTAGTAAAGAGTATCATGTTGTTGAAGGAGCTATTGACAGTTTATTCCTCTCGAATGCGGTTGCGATGGCAGGCGCTGAAGGAAACGTCGACGGTTTCGATAATATTGAGAATGCTGTATTTGTCTTTGACGCAGAACCACGCAACAAAGAGATACACAAACGAATGGAGAAGGTGATCAACAAAGGATACAGAATTTGTATCTGGCCTGAACAGACTTCGACAGTCGGTAAAGACATAAATGAGATGTATCTAAATGGCATGTCAAATGTCGAAGATATAATACGTGACAATACGTTCAAAGGTTTAGAAGCAACCTTTAGATTACAAAAGTGGAGAAGAACATGAAAGTTAGATTAATATCTTGCAGTCAACCTATCAAGGACAGCATCATTGGATTAGACGATGTACAGGACTTGATTGCATACTGTGCCAGAGTATCTAACCCCGATAACCAACTGAACTCTAAGACTTCAGACAAATTACTCAACTACCTTGCAAAACATAAACATTGGTCACCGTTTGAAATGGTGAACGCATGTATCGAAATTGAAACAACTCGTGATATTGCAAGACAACTACTACGACATCGTTCTATGTGTTTTCAAGAATTTTCTCAGAGATATGCTGATCCTGTAAAAGAACTGGAATTCGTAAAACGTGAATGTCGTTTACAAGATCCAAAGAACCGCCAGAACTCTATCGAAATAGAAGGTGACCCCTCCTTGATTGACAATCAGCAGAACCAAGACTTGATTGCTGAGTGGAATCGTAAACAGACTGGTGTAATTGAATTGGTGAAGAAGAACTACCAATGGGCAGTTGAACAGGGTATTGCAAAAGAACAAGCACGTGCCCTACTGCCAGAAGGTTTGACTGTATCAAGACTATATGCAAACGCAACAATCCGTTCGTGGATTCATTACGTTGACTTGCGTTCTGCCAATGGTACACAAAAAGAACATATGGAACTTGCGAAGGCAGTAGGTAAGGCAATTACTGAAATATTCCCTCTCGCAGACAATTACATTAACAACTAGAACATTAGGATCAACTATGACGCAAGTAACCAAGAGAGACGGCTCTAAAGAACTCCTCGACATCGAAAAACTTCACAAGGTAGTTTTTCACGCATGTGATGACATCACTGGTGTAAGTCCAAGTGAAGTAGAAATTAAAAGTCAAATTCAATTTTATGATGGTATAACGACGAAGGAAATCCAAGAGACGTTAATCAAGGCTGCGGCTGATCTGATTGATGAGGACACACCGAACTACCAATACGTTGGTGGACGTTTGATTAACTATGCACTTCGTAAAGAAGTATATGGCCAGTACGAACCATGCACTGTAAAGGAATTGGTTGTCAGGAACATCGAAAGTGGTTTCTATGATGAAGAACTTATAGATAAGTATAATGACGAAGAGTGGGCAAAGATTGACTCATTCATCAAACATGGTCGTGATGAGAACCTAACATATGTTGCCATGGAACAACTACGTGGTAAATACCTATGTCAGAACCGTGTCACAGGAGAGATCTTTGAGACTCCACAGATGTGTTATGCATTAATTGCAGCCACGTTGTTCGCAGACTATCCTAAAGAAGAAAGATTAAAATGGGCGAAAGATTATTATGACGCTATTAGTTTACACGATATTAGCCTTCCTACGCCCGTCATGGCCGGTGTCCGTACGCCTATGCGTCAGTTTTCCTCTTGCGTTCTTATTGAGTCTGGGGATAGCCTTGATAGTATCAACGCAACTAGTTCTTCTATTGTCAAATATGTAAGTCAGAAAGCAGGTATTGGTATCGGTGGTGGTCAGATCCGAGCGATTGGATCTCCCATTCGTAAAGGTGACGCATACCATACAGGCATCATTCCTTTCTACAAACACTTCCAGTCTGCAACTAAGTCCTGTTCACAGGGCGGTGTTCGTGGTGGTGCGGCGACTATCTACTATCCTATCTGGCACTATGAAGTCGAAGATATGTTGGTATTGAAGAACAACAAGGGTACAGAAGAGAACCGTGTGCGTCATATGGATTATGGTGTGCAGTTCAACAAACTCATGTACGAACGTCTCATCTCTGGTGGTGACATTACTTTGTTCTCTCCTAGTGACGTGCCTGGCTTGTATGATGCATTCTTTGCAGATCAAGATGCCTTCAAAGAAATCTATGAACGTGCAGAACGTAATACACGACTTCGTAAGAAAACTATCAAGGCAATTGATTTGTTCAGTTCCTTTATGGAAGAGCGTAAGAACACAGGACGTATCTATCTACAGAACGTAGACAATGCAAATGATCATGGTTCATTCCTACCAGAGGTTGCACCAATCAGACAATCGAATCTTTGTGCCGAAATAGACTTGCCAACCAAACCATTACATGATATAAATGACCCTGATGGTGAGATTAGTCTCTGTACACTGTCTGCAATCAACTGGGGTAATGTTCGTTCACCAAGAGACTTTGAACGTGCCTGTACTCTCGCTGTTCGTGGACTGGATGCGTTGTTGTCTTATCAGAACTATCCTATCCTTGCGGCACAACTCTCTACGGAGAAACGTAGACCTCTTGGAGTGGGCATTATTAACTTCGCATACTTCATGGCGAAAAACGATTTGACTTATCAGGACATCACCCCACAAGGTTTGTCACTGATTGATGAGTACGCTGAAGCATGGTCATACTATCTGATCAAAGCATCTGCAGATCTCGCAGCTGAGAAGGGCGCACCAAGTGGTGTTATGGAAACAAAATATGGACATGGTATCACACCAAACATGACATACAAAACTGATCTTGATGAGTTGGTTAAACATAAAGAACGTATGCCATGGAAGAGTCTGCGTAATCAGTTGAAGAAGACTGGTATCAGAAACTCTACTCTGATGGCGTTGATGCCTAGTGAAACAAGTGCGCAGGTTGCAAATGCGACGAATGGTATCGAACCACCTCGTTCATTGATTTCAGTAAAACAGTCAAAACATGGCGTTTTGAAACAAGTTGTGCCTGAGTACAAAAGATTAAAGAATAAATATGATCTCCTATGGGATCAAAAGTCTCCTGTAGGTTACCTTAAAATTATGGCTGTACTACAGAAATATATTGACCAAGGTATTAGTATCAACACCAGTTATAACCCTATCTTCTCAGAGAATGAAAAAATTTCTATGAGTGAGATGTTGCAACACGTATTAATGTTTTACAAGTACGGTGGAAAACAACTGTACTACTTCAATACGTATGACGGTCAGGGCGAAGTTGATGTCGACAAGATGATGCAAGAGACACCGATAGAACGATCTGAGTTCGAAGGTTCGGACGAAGAATATGACGATTATTGCGAAAGCTGCACGATATAGGGAAAAAGAAATGGGCGTTTTTGACACACAAAACAAAGCAGATCACACAAAAGTAAAAATGTTTTTGGATCCCACAGGGGGCCCAACCATTCAACGTTATGATCAGTTGAAATACAAATCCTTTGATAAACTGACTGATAGTCAACTTGGTTTCTTCTGGCGTCCAGAGGAAGTTGATATCTATAAGGATGCAAAGGACTTCAAAAGTCTTACTGAACATGAACAACATATTTTTACAAGTAACCTAAAGAGACAGATCCTATTGGACTCTGTACAAGGTCGTGCGCCCGTAGAGGCGTTCGCACCTATTGTAAGTTTACCAGAGATTGAGAACTGGATACAGACATGGACATTCTCTGAGACAATCCACAGTCGTTCGTACACACACATCATTCGTAACGTGTACAGCAACCCAAGTAAAGTCTTTGATGAACTTATGGACATCCAAGAGATTGTTGAATGTGCAGATGATATCTCTTACTATTACGACAAATTAATTGAAATGAGTATGTGGTACAACTTGTTAGGTGAAGGTACACATCAGATTAATGGCACACGTAATGTGAAAGTAGATCTCTACGAACTGAAAAAACTTCTTTGGTTGACATTGATGAGTGTGAACATTCTTGAAGGCGTACGTTTTTACGTATCTTTTGCATGTTCATGGGCATTCGCAGAACTCAAGAAGATGGAAGGTAATGCGAAGATCATTAAATTGATTGCACGTGATGAGAACCTTCACTTGGGTTCTACTCAGTTGATGTTACGTACACTCAAGAATAAAGACGATCCAGACTTTGCAAAGATCGCAGAAGAAACAAAAGACGAATGTATTAAAATGTTCGTCGACGCAGTAGACCAAGAGAAAGCATGGGCTAACTATTTGTTTAAAGATGGTTCCATGATTGGTCTTAACGCAGCCTTACTAAGTGATTATATTGAGTATATCTGCACTCGACGTATGAAACACGTTGATCTTGAATCTCCTTACAATGTTAAAAACAATCCTCTTCCTTGGACACAGAAGTGGATCTCAGGTGCAGAAGTCCAAGTCGCACCACAAGAGACAGAGATTACATCTTATGTTTCTGGTGGAACTAAACAAGACGTATCAGACGAAACATTCAAGGGGTTCAGCTTATGACAGTAGAAATATACGGTAAAGACAATTGTGCATATTGCACGAAGGCAATTAATCTTGCGGAAATTCAACATATGAATTTTACCTATAAGAAACTTGGTGTGGACTTTAATCGTGACGAAATGTTATCCATGTTTCCATCTGCAAGAACTTTCCCTCAAATTAAAGTTGATGGACATTCGATTGGTGGGTATGAACAGTTCATGGAGTATGTCAAGAAGGCAGCCTAAATACTTCTAGATATTCTAGAGTAATGGTAAAGCGAAAAAATGATATCAAAAGATTATTTTGAAGACGTAATTCATCAATTTAAAACCGAAGGCAAATATAGAGTCTTCAACGATATACTCAGAGAGCGGGGGAAGTTTCCCCGCTCAATCTGGTATGGAAAATATGCACCAAAAAACATTGTTAACTGGTGTTCTAATGACTATCTCGGCATGGGACAAAATCAATATGTTATTGATGCCATGCATACCGCACTAGATCAGACTGGTGCAGGTTCTGGTGGAACCAGAAATATCGGTGGTACATCACATTATCATGTGACACTTGAAGCAGTTCTTGCACAACACCACCAAAAAGAAAGTGCACTATTATTCTCCAGTGCATATGTTGCAAATGAGTGGTCACTCATTGCACTCAGTCGTATCATCCCCAACATAAGATTTATTTCAGATGACAAGAATCATGCCTCATTGATTATGGGTATGAAACATAGTCGTGCGAGTAAGATGATCTTCAAACACAATAACATGGAAGATCTAGAACACTGTCTCAAACTGGCACAGATGGAAAACAAAACTCCATGTGTCGTGTTTGAATCTGTGTATTCTATGGATGGTGACGTAGGGAAAATTGAAGAAATATGTGATCTTGCAGATAAATATGGTGCAATCACTTATATCGATGAAGTACATGCAGTGGGTCTATATGGAGACACTGGTGGTGGTTATTGTGAAAAGTTAGGTTTAGTAGAGAGGGTAGATATTATAAATGGAACACTGGGAAAAGCCTTTGGGGTTCAAGGTGGTTATATTGCTGGGGATAGTATTGTCGTTGACGCTATTAGGGCCTTGGCTTCTGGGTTCATCTTTACAACAAGTATCTCGCCCGTCATCTGCGCTGGAGCAATCGCCTCAATCAAATATCTCAGTGACCACACTACCATCCGTCAAGTCCATCAAGAAAGAGCAAGCACCCTAAAAGAAATGTTGAAGTACGCAGGCATTCCAGTACATGAGAGTGCCTGTACTCATATCGTTCCTGTGATGGTAAACAATGCATTCAAGTGTAAAGAAGCATCTGACGATCTTCTAAATAATCATGGGATTTATATCCAACCTATTAATTATCCCACTGTCGAAGAAGGAACCGAAAGATTGCGAATTGCACCAACCCCATTCCATGATGATGTGATGATGGTGGAACTCGTTCAAGCCTTGAAGAAAGTTTTGTTATGATTTATGAAAACAAATTTGGTAAGGTAGATATTCTACCAGATCCAGATTTTTGGGATGGACATATTATTGGTATTGCCATGTCAGGCGGTGCAGATAGTCTTATGTTATGTTACCTTGTTGCAAACACAATCAAGAAACTAAAACTAAATTCTTCTATACAACCTTACAATGGGTATGACATTCATGTACCACATGATTCTAATGCCGCCGTAAAAACTCTCCCTACTCTTATCAGAAAATTTCCTACTGTAGATATCAAGTGGCCTATCTCTACAGTGTTTAATTCTAATGGTGAGGATAACAAAATGGATTATATCACAAAACTCAGGAAGGCGCTTGCAGGTGCAACATTCACGAGACACATTACTGGGATAACTCTTGGGCCACCATACAAGGTGCAGAACAGTTGGCCAAAAACGGTGAGTAACCAGAGGATTCGTAGAATACCAAATTACATGAGTGAGTCAGAAAGTGCATGGGATGACTGGCCTTTAGAGACTACTCCATTCAAGAATATAGATAAAAGATTTGTAATACAATGTTACAAAGACTTTAAACAAATGAAATTGTTTCATCAAACAGTTTCGTGCACCACACCAACCAATGGAAATAAACCATGTGGTAAGTGTTGGTGGGATTACGAGAGGGAATGGGCCCTCAACGAAGTACAGAAAAGATTATAACATGAATCAATTAGAATCAGCATTCTTTGGAAAGAGGATCTGGGAAAAGGAAAGTAAAATGAGTAAAATTAAAAAGGCGTTTTGGTTTGTCTGTGGTATCCTGTGTTTAGGTATTGCTTATCTGGGAGTTATTCTGCCAGGCATTCCTTGGAGTACTCCTATTCTAGGTGCAGCGTTCTGTTTCGCAAAGTCTAGTGAGAAGTTCCACAACTGGATCATGAACCATAAGACCTTTGGCCCGTTTATCACAGAGTGGCAGACTTATAAAGTATATCCACAGAAGGCAAAGTATTTGATGATGGCAGTAATGTCAACATCCTTGGCGGCAATGTATTTCGGTACAGGCAATCCAAAGGCAACCTTATACCTGTTCATCTTGTTCGCATTAATTGTGACATGGGCATGGAGATTTCCTGGCTCAAAAGAAGAGTCGCAGAGACGAATTGATGCAGGTGAAAAACTGGGTTGGTTTAAATAATGGATGAGAGGGAGAAAACCATCAGGGACTTGAAGGTTAGGATAGAGGAGTTGCGTGTTCGTACTGGATACTACAACAACCCACCATCCAAACCCAACACTGATGACATTCCCCCTCTAACACCAAAGAGTCAGGCTCGTAAGAATGTTGCCACATCAGAGATGGATTCGTTAAAAGCAAAACTCATGGCAAAAAAGACTTGACAAGACTTTTAATGTAGGATATAATTATGGATGATTTGAAATTTACAACGTGCGGAGATTTTATGAAAGATCAAGAACAAGACAAATATGCTGTCGTGACAGTCATATCTCAATTCAGGCAACGGTATGTAATGCCTGTGAGTAAACTACAAGAAAAGAATACAACCATTAGTCTGAAGGATCATCCAGAACAGATCGTTCCTTGGGCAGAAGACGCAGTCACATGCGAAGAATCAAAAGAGTTCTCTCAAAAATGGTTGGGTGAACAGATTGTGGATACCTTTATTCTTGATGAAGAAAGAGCTCTTCAGTTGTTTGATCGTGATAATTCATACCTGTTGGAATGGACAACGGAAAAGAAATTAGAAAGTATTCAAGATTGTTGGGAGAAAAAGAAAGATGTCAACTCTAAGAAATAAATTTCATACGTATTTGGAAAAGTATAAAACGGCAATTCAGTCAGAAATTGAATTAGGGCCTGATCACGAAGATACTAAGAATTATTTTCTTATAGCTAATCAGACAAAGAGATCGCTCCAAACTGATTTGCAGAAAGCAGAAGAATATCTAGAAAGTTTGGTAACAGATGATGGTTGAAATTTTTGGAACTCCGAACTGCGTTAACTGTGAGAAGGCGATGCGGATTTCAAAGGAATATGGATATGACTACGAGTACAAGAACATCACGTATAAACAATATCGTGACGAACTTGAGTCGTATGTCGGTGTTGCAGAGTATTACAATTTACCACTAGTCTTTGTTAATAAAAAGTACGTTGGACATTACTCTGAATGGGCGCAATATATTGAAGATCATATGGGGGGATTCGGGGATCAACCGATTTAAGTTATGGCAGGTAGAAAACTCAGAGAAGAAGCAGTTGGTGAACTGCAATTAGAAAAGAACGAGTTGGTTAGAGAAAACAAAGATCTCGTTTTTGAAAATGAATTAATTAGACGACAGAATACTATGTTGATGGAGACATTGGAAGCAGTTACAACTGATGAAATTATCTCAGATCCTAATGTTCTCTTTCGTCTCAAAACTGTTTTAAAAAATATTGAGGAAATGCAATGACGTGGGTATTAGTATTCGTCTATCTTTATGGTGGGGTGTCTTATGCGGAAACGTATGATGAATATCCCTCTATGGTGACATGCTTTCAAGCCAGAGAAGAACTTGGTGCGGCCCAATCTGGACGCAGAGGGTATTTTCCAAATGGTCAACAGGCGCTGTGCATTCCGTACGATATCACAGCTGATGGAGTTACTCCATACGAACTAGATGAATAAACTTCCTCAACTCAAAAAAATTCGTCCTCTTACAGACAATCAACAACTAACGTTTGATGCTTGGGAAAGAGGAAACAATCTGGTACTTGCAGGATCTGCAGGTACAGGTAAAACCTTCCTTGGATTGTATCTTGCACTGAAAGATGTGTTTGATGGAAACACTCCATATAGGAAGGTTATTGTCGTACGTTCAGTCGTACCTACAAGAGATATGGGATTCTTGCCTGGCGATGAACAGGAAAAGAAAGACGCATACACTCGTCCCTACATTGGCATCACTGCAGAACTCTTTGGGAGATCTGATGCATGGTTAGGACTTCAAGTGAGTGAGAAAGTGCAGTTTGAATCCACATCTTTTATTAGGGGATTGACGTGGGACGATGCAATCATCGTAGTTGATGAAATGCAGAACCTCAACTTCCACGAACTTGACTCTGTCATAACACGTGTAGGTGAGAATACTAAACTCATCCTCTGTGGTGATTATTACCAGTCTGATTTCCACTGGGATACAGACAAAAAAGGGATCAGTAAATTTATCAAGATTATGAAAATGCTCGATAGGTTTAAAGTGATTGAATTCACATGGGAAGACATCGTAAGATCTGATCTTGTGAAAGATTACATTATGGTTAAAGAACAAATGAAAATAAAAGGAGTATAATACTTGCAACGCCGTGTAAGAAAGAAAACATCGATTGGCAAATCGGTTCGATCAAAACTTTTACGTAAAGGGAATGTACGTAAAAAATATAGAGGACAGGGAAAGTAAATGTTTAGCAAACAGTGCAAGGCTCACTTAGAAGAAGTGGGTGAGACTGGACTTCAACATATGGGGAAGGCACTAAAGATTGCAGTTACGCTGCAACTACTCGTTCCAGTCGTATTAGTTCATGCAGTCGCACCACGTTTTTTCACGAAGACTGCTTCAACTGTAATGAAAGATATCGTTAAAGATAGGAATAAAACATGACTTTAATTTTTGAAAGAGTGGGCAACACTGTGTACGCACGAGAGTTTGGTTCACACCCTAGTACGAGGTGGGTATATAAAACGTTATGAAACGATTTATCTTCGATGTAGATGGGACACTCACACCTAGTCGTTCAAAGATCAATACAGAATTTCTGGATTGGTTTCTTGATTTTTGCGACAGAGAAAAAGTGTGGTTAGTAACTGGTTCTGATTACCCAAAAACTCTTGAGCAGTTGGGTAAAGAACTATGTGAAAAAGTTGTGACTGTTTATAACTGTTCTGGTAACGATGTCTTCTTTAAAGGAAAACGTGTTAACACTAAATCGTTTGAACCGCCC